ACGCCTAATGGCATGAACCACTTCTATAAGATGTGGGAAGATGCTAAAAATGGTAAGAATGGATATGTTACGAATGAAGTACATTGGTCACAAGTTCCAGGTAGAGATGCTAAATGGAAAGAGGAGACATTAAAGAATACATCCAAGAGACAGTTTGCACAAGAGTTTGAATGTGACTTCCTTGGATCTGCTGATACACTAATCTCTCCTTCAAAACTACAAGCGATTCCGTTTGAAGATCCAATTCAAAGCAATGCTGGACTTGACGTATATGAGAGAGCACAAGAGAATCACGAATATATTATCACTGTGGACGTTGCCAGAGGAATTGGTGGCGATTACAGTGCTTTCATCGTGTTTGACATTACCACGTTACCGTATAAAATTGTCGCAAAATACAGAGATAATGAGATTAAGCCTGTTATGTTTCCCTCGGTCATACACAGGGTAGCGAAAGAGTATAGGTTTCCGTATATTTTAGTAGAAGTCAATGATATTGGCGATAGTATCGCTGCTACTTTAAATTATGATCTTGAATATCCTAACGTATTGATGTGTGCAATGCGTGGTAGAGCAGGTCAAATTGTTGGACAAGGATTTTCAGGAAACAAAACACAACTAGGTGTCAAAATGAGTATCACTGTTAAAAAACAAGGATGCTCTAATCTCAAAGCAATCATTGAAGATGACAAATTAACGTTCTCTGATTTTGATATTCTGAGAGAGTTGACTACATTCATTCAGCGAAAACAGAGTTGGGAAGCGGATGATGGGTATCATGATGACCTTGTAATGTGTATGGTTCTATTTGCATGGTTAGTCATGCAAGACTATTTTAGAGAGATGACTGACCAAGATGTCAGGAGAAGAATTTACGAAGAACAAAGAAATCAAATTGAACAAGACATGGCACCATTTGGTTTTGTTGATGATGGATTGGGTGATGACACTTTCATTGACGGCGATGGTGACCTTTGGGCTTACGGAGATACACAAGAAGAAGTATCATACATGTGGAATTATTAGGGGGTATTGCAAGTCCCCCTATGGTTTTAATTACTCTAAGTTCCAGAAAATCTAAATACTTACAGATTAATTGGAACATCAACGAGGAGTTAAAACATGGCAAGTCAAGTCTCGCCTGGTGTAGTTCTTAGAGAACGTGACCTAACTAATGCTGTAATCACAGGAGCTTCATCGCTAACTGCTGCATTTGCATCATCTTTCCAGAAAGGTCCGATTGGAGAAATCGTAAACATCTCTAATCAGAAAGAACTAGTCAGCACTTTTGGTACACCTAAAGATGCTAATGCCGAGGATTGGTTGGTAGCATCTGAATTTTTAGGATATGGCGGTCGCCTATCTGTGGTTCGTGCTGGAACTGGTGTATTAAATGCAACTAACGGTGCTGGTGCTCTAATCAAAAATGATTCAGAGTGGGAAGCAGGTGTTGGTGCTGCTAACATTTTTGCTGCACGCTCTGCTGGTACATGGGGTAACTCACTAATGGTGGTTGCTGTAGACCGTGGTGCTGATCAAATTCTCACACTTGCTTCTGCTCCTGCTACAACTACTCTAAACACTGCTTTCACAACAACTGCTGGAAGACAGGGTAGAATCTATTCTTGGGACGCTGCTACTAAAGAACTAGCAGTTATCCTTGATGATCCAACAACTCTTATCGTAACTGGTGATAAGTTTGACGAACCAGGCGATGGTGTTGCACAAACAGTTACCGCTGGTGCTTACGCTGGTCAGGGAACTCAAAATGGTACACACACTGTTGATCCTACAGGTGGTACTGGTACAGGTTTACGCCTCAATGTTGTTATTGATGCAAACGGCGATGTTACAGGAGTAACTATCGTCAATGGTGGTACAGGTTATTCTGCTAATGATTCAGTAACCGTTGCTGCTGCTGGTCTAGGAACTGGTGCTGTTAACGATCTAACTGTCACAATCAACACTGTTTCTGATGACAACATCAACGTTGACAGTGTTAAAGACTGGTACACCAATACAACAATTGGATCAACTGGTTTAAAACTCGCTGCAATTGGTCCTCGTCCTGGTACTTCTGAGTATGCTTCTACACGTGGCATTTCTTATGACGAAGTACACATTGCAGTAATTGACACTACTGGAGATGTCTCTGGTGCTGCCAATACAGTTCTAGAAAGATTTACTTATCTATCAAAACTTTCTGATGGTAAGAGTGCTGAAGGTGCTTCTACTTACTACAAAGAAATTATCAATCTAGAGTCTGAATACATTTTCCATGGTGCTGCACTTGGCAACACCATTGAACCAACACAAGGTGGTGGTGGAATTGCTATCAGCACTTCTTCTACTGGTCTTGCATCTGGCAGTAAGTTCGTATTAGTTGCTAAGAACGAAACAACCCTTAGCAATGGTACTGACGACTATGCTTACACTGCTGGTGAAGTTAACGCTGCTTATGATCTATTCATTGATACAGAAGAAACAACCATTGACTTTGTTCTAATGGGCGGTTCTTTCGGTAATGAGACAGATACACTTGCTAAAGCACAAAAGGTAGTTGCCATTGCTGCTAATCGTAAGGACTGCGTTGCATTTGTTTCTCCTTATTCTGGAAACCAAATTGGTAGTGGTGGTTCTGCTCTGTCACCTGTACAGCAGAGAACAAACACCCTCAACTTCATGAATTCAATTACATCTACTTCATACGCTGTCTTAGATAGCGGTTACAAGTACATGTATGATCGTTTCAATGATAAGTATCGCTATGTTGCTTGCAACGGTGATATTGCTGGTCTTTGTGTTAGCACATCTACTTCTGTTGCAGATTGGATTTCTCCTGCTGGTATGGCAAGAGGTGGTGTCCGCAACGTAATCAAACTTGCATACAATCCAAACAAAGCAGATAGAGATGAACTCTATCAGAACAGAGTTAACCCAGTGGTGACTTTCCCTGGCTCTGGTCCTGTTCTATTCGGTGACAAGACTGCTCTTGCTTCACCTTCTGCTTTTGACAGAATCAACGTTCGTCGCCTCTTCCTCAATATTGAGAAGAGAGTTGAAGCTCTTGCTAAGGGCGTTCTCTTTGAGATCAACGACGAAACAACTCGTTCTGGATTCCTTGCAAACATCAATGGTTATCTAAATGAGATCTCTGCTCAGCAGGGTATCACCGATTTCCTAGTTGTATGTGATGGAACAAATAACACACCTGATGTAATTGATCGTAACGAATTCGTTGCTGAACTATTCATCAAACCTGCCCGTTCCATCAACTATGTAACAGTTACATTCACTGCTACACGTACTGGAGTTTCTTTCAACGAAGTCGTTGGACGCTGATCTATTAAATAATAAACAGAAAAGAAGAGGTTTTTAAAAAAAATGGCAATTACTAGCAACGTTTCAAGCTTCCTATCAAAGGTAAGTCAGGGTGTACGCCCTAATATGTTTGAAGTGTCTATTCAGTTTCCTGGCACAGCTGAAGCAGATGACACTGAAATCGTAACTTACATGTGTAAGTCTGCTGCTCTACCTTCATCTAACGTAGGTGTTATTGAAGTTCCCTTCAGAGGTAGAACAGTTAAGATTGCAGGCGACAGAACATTTGATAACTGGTCTGCAACTTTCATCAACGATAAAGATTTCAAGGTAAGATCTTACTTTGAAAAATGGCTACAACAAATCAATTCTCACCAAGCAAACACTGCTGGTATTATTGATCCTACCGCTTATGGTCGCACTGTTGTTATCAGACAACTTGAAAAAGATGATAACTCAAATGGCAGTGAACTAAGATCTTATAAGTTATGGTACGCATTCCCAACCAGTGCATCTGCAATTGACCTTGCTTATGACAGCAACGATCAGATTGAAGAATTCTCAATTGAATTCCAGTATTCTTACTGGACTGTTGCTGGTGAAGGCGATAGCGAATCCAAAGCTGGAAGAAGTGGAATTAACATTGAATAAATAACTCTAGGAAAGAGTTATTGAGTTAATTAATAATGGGTCAACTATTTGGTTTCCAAATTAACCGCAAAGCTGAAGCAAAGGGGCAGTCGCCAGTACCTCCTCTCGCTGACGAACCTGCCTCTATTGCAGCTGGCGGTTATTTTGGTACATATGTAGACACAGATGCCACCGCAAGGAATGAGTACGAGCTAATCCGTAGGTATAGGGATATGGCTCTTCATCCTGAGGTGGATTCTGCTGTTGATGAAATTGTAAATGAGTTTGTTGTCAGTGACAATAACGACTCCTGTGTGGATATCAATCTAGAAAATCTAGACATTGGTATGGGGATCAAGAAAAAAGTAAGAGATGAGTTTGATTATATCAAAAGACTATTGAATTTTGATAATCGTGCTCATCAGATTATTCGTTCATGGTATATTGATGGACGAATTTTTTATCACAAAGTAATTGATTTAGATAACCCCAAGAAAGGCATTACTGAGTTGAGATATATTGACTCACTTAAAATGCGTAAGGTCAGACAAAAATTAGGAAAACTTGGTAGTCCACCTGATGCTGCCTTAGCACAGTCAGTTCAAGGAACTGCTCTTGAGCATGAATGGGGAAATTATGTTGATTATTATTTGTACAACCCTAGAGGATATCTAAGGGGTGGTGCAATGGGTCCAGTTGGAGACATGTCCAACTCACAAGGAATTAAGATGGCAGTTGATTCAATTGCTTTCTGTGCTTCTGGACTACAAGATTTAAATAAAAGAATGCATCTTAGTTTCATGCATAAGGCGATTAAGTCTCTTAATCAACTCCGCATGATTGAAGATGCTCTTGTCATCTATCGTTTATCACGTGCTCCTGAACGTAGAATTTTCTACATTGATGTTGGTAATCTTCCAAAGGTCAAAGCAGAACAATATCTCCGTGACGTGATGGCACGTTATCGTAACAAGCTAGTTTACGATG